TCATGTGCGCTCGCCATGGGGCCTCCCGGTATCCAGAGGAAATGGCGGGCGGCCGGACACCGTGGCAAATCGGTGCTGCCATTGCGGGAACAGTTCGCCGGCGAGGCCGCGGATGGTGTCGAGCGCGGCGGGGGCGACTCTGCCCGGTGGCTGGCGGTATTCGACCCGATGCACTGGCAGGCCGCGCGTCGCGGCGCGCGGATAGGCTTCGATGGCCGGCACGTCGGTGGTCAGCACGCGGATGCCGGCGTGGTCCTGGAACAGGTCGCGCAAGGCCTGTTGGATCAGCCGGGCGTTCGCCGACACCGGGTGGACCCTGTTGATGAGCAGATGCAGCGGCGGCGGCTCAATGCCCAGGTGCCGGTACGGAGCGATGTCCTCCAGCAACTGCATGGTGCCGCGCCGCAGTTCGCGGGCGGCGAGGATTTCCGGGGTCACGGGTGACAGCGCGAGATCGGAAGCGAGCACCGCCATCTCCAGCGTCACCGAACGCGCGCCCTGGGTGTCGATCAGCACCAGGTCGTAGAGAGGAGCCAGCATGGGCAGCAGGTGCCGCAGCCGCAGGCGCCCATCCGGCGCGTGCAGCAACAAGGTGCTCAGCTCGCCCCGGTGGTCGTTGGACAGCACCAGGTCCAGACCCGTAATGATCGTGCGGGACACGAGCTGGCCGAGGTCGCGCTCGTTGAAGGCCAGCAGCTCATAGATGCCACCAGGCGCACGGTGTCCCAGTTCGTAGTAGGACGACAAGGTGGGCTGCACGTCGAGATCGAGCAGCAGCACGCGCAGCCCCGCGTCGGCGACGAGCCCGCCCAGGTTCGCGGCAGTGGTGGTCTTGCCGACGCCACCTTTCGTTGAAATGATGGATACAACCTGCATGGCGTTCTCCGTGTGAGGATGGAAGGTCCGCGGGAGAATGGGTCAGGCCCGGTTGTTGACGCGCTCGGCGATCCACTGATCGATTTCGATGGAATCCCAGCCGACGGCGCGCACACCCAGGCGCAGCGCCTTGGGGAACTTGCCCGCGCGCATCAGGTTGTAGAGGTGGGCGCGCTTGAAGCCGGACTTCGATTCGACTTCTTCCAAGCGCAGGATGCGGCGCTCGTTGGGCGGCAGAACAGGTGTTTGCGACATGGTGGTCACTCCTGAACGCTCAGTGGCGTTTGTTGGCGTGACCTCTATTCAATAGACATGGCTACGGAAAGACATTGCAAATGCAATCTCCGCGACTGCACATACAAGCTGGCAATCCTCAGAGGGTGGCGCTATGCAGCCGGCGTCTGGCCGTGGCGAACTTGCCGTTCAACGTCCGCTCGGCGATCCCCATGACGCCGTGGTGATGGGCGACCAATGCGCTTACGACAGCCTCTTGCGTTTTGAAGCTGGAGTACGGTGTGCCCGAGGGCGATTGGCCGAGCATCAGCTCCAATATGCCGCCGATGATGTTCAGGTAGGTGGCTTCGGCCCGATCACTGATTGGGTACTGCGCGCAGGCCGGGATGATTTTGGACTGTTTGAGCAGTGCGTCGTGCTTGTCTTGCAGCTCGCGGAGTTGGCGCTTGGACTGCTCCAGGGCAGATTTGAGGGCCAAGCGCTCGACCAGCATGGCCTGCCCGGTTTCCAGAGAGATGGAGGGATGGGCGATGCGCTCGCTGCGCGAGAAGAGAAAGCCGGGGCGCTGTTCGGGGTAGTGCTGGCGCATCCAACGCTTCAGATCGACGTGACGGACAGTGAGATCAGGGGAGTCGATCAGCGCGGTGTCGTGCGTCGTGATGCCGTTCCTCCCGAAAGGAAGTTCCGCATTGAGGATGCCATCGTAGATGCGTTCGGTATACAGCCTCAGCTCACCCCAACGTGGGCAATCCAACGACTGTGGCAGGTTCCTTGACGACGAGACCGAAGTGAGGATGACATGCTCAAACCGCAGAAGCCCAGCCCACCGGAGGGAGGCTTCGATCGGACGATAGAACACCTTCGATGCTGGTGCATTGTGGTTCATGCTCCCATCTCCTTCCAGGAGAACTACATGGCCGACTCCTTTGGCGCCAACCTCATGGCCGGGCAGTTGTCTGTGGATGAAGCGAGTCCCGAGTCTCGCTTCTTCATGAGCCCTGAGCACTTTTCAGTAGCTCAAGTCAGTGGTAGCCGCCATGTGCTCAATGTGTAAGAATCCGTGAGTGGTAGGTTGATCGGTCCTGTCGCTGATCAACACGAAGAATGGCGCTCACACTGGCAGCGTCATGCGTTACCGCAATCTCATCAAGAGCAATTTGTCATGGTGTGATACCCCTGCGGTTTCACAGGGCGCAATAGGCGCGCAGTGGCTTCTAGATGCCAAGGCAGGCGTACTGATCCCGAGCCTGTCATGCGTTCCCAGGTATCCTGATATACCGATAAAGAATCGCGCATCCAGTCCCAGTGACAAGCGTATGGGTTCTTCCCGCGCAACTTGCGCAGACGGGTATGGGTGGTCGCTTCTGCAGCGAGCCGGTGTGCCGAACAGCTCAGGCACGGCGAGAGCCATGCAGTCCAACCTTGGTCGCCGGGAGGCGCTAACGACGACAGGCGTCTGCCGCCAGACAACAACCGCGTCGAGAGGCAAATTCGTCCAGTGGCACTTCAAAGGGCGAACCAGTTGTTCGTCGGTAGCTTGCGTGCCGGTCAGCGCGCTGTTTCGGTGATGAGCCTGGTGCGCTCGGCTCGGCCCAACGGGCATGACCTCTATGCGGACTTGCGTGACGTGCTCGAATGCCTTTCGACGCAGCTAGCCAAGCATATGGAAAGGTGATCATTGGTGAGTTCGAGACCACCGTAGCCGGCGATGAACGAGGTGTGGGGACGATGCGCTGAGGAGGTGTCCTTGGACCTTACTGGAAGTTTCTGGACGAACTTGTTGCCGAGGGTGAAAAATGAGGCTACAATTAAGGTCTTCGCTAGTCAAGCCAGCGAAGAAAGTGATTGGGAAACAACGGCTTACGGTCTTAGTAAACGTCTCGTTTCCCGCTCCAGGTTTTTGGCTCTTTCAAGCAATTGAAAGATTCGCGGGAATAGCTCAGTTGGTAGAGCGATACCTTGCCAAGGTATAGGTCGTCGGTTCGAACCCGATTTCCCGCTCCAGTTCAGGTGGCCGTCACAAGCTTCCAGGTCAGGCGCGATAGCAAAGCGGTTATGCAACGGATTGCAAATCCGTCTAGTCCGGTTCGACTCCGGATCGCGCCTCCAAAATGCGGGAATAGCTCAGTTGGTAGAGCGATACCTTGCCAAGGTATAGGTCGTCGGTTCGAACCCGATTTCCCGCTCCAATTCAAAAAGGGAAGCAACAGCTTCCCTTTTTTCATGTGTGTGCAGTCCGAAGCATGGCTAGAAGATCGGTTATGCTCGCGGGCTTGCAACAGTGCCCCGGTGGTGAAATTGGTAGACACATCGGACTTAAAATCCGCCGCCTATTAAAACGGCGTGCCGGTTCGATCCCGGCCCGGGGCACCACGAATAATGCAAGACTGTGCAGCAATTGCACAAACCTAAACAAATCAAGGCCCTGCGGGGCCTTTTCTTTTGCTACAGTGCATCCGCTGCACTGTTTTGCACAGTGCGGGCCCCCAATTTCCCCCACTTGATCCCCCCAATTTATGGCGACCCCCAAGAAAACGGCTGCTGGAACCTGGCGCATCCAGATCGAGGTGCGTGGACAGCGTGACGCAGGCACGTTCGACACCCGGCGTGAGGCTGTCGAATGGGCGGCAACTCGCACGGCAGAGCTCAAGGCGCTGGCCGTTGGGGGGAAAGTGGGGGCGAAGATGCTGGGGCAGTCGCGCACGCTCAATGACGCCTTGAAAAAGTACAAGGAAGAGGTCTCCCCGGGAAAGCGCGGCTGGCGATGGGAATTCGTGCGCATCGACGCCATTACAACAAAGCACGCAGCCTGGCCAGGAAAGCGCTTGCTGGTGGATCTGGACGCTCAGGACCTGATCGGTTGGCGGGACGCCCGCCTGAAAGAAGTGGCGCGCAGCACGGTGTTGCGGGATATGACCTTGGTGGGGCATGCGCTGGAGACAGCGCGGCGCGAGTGGGGGTGGCTGCCGGAAAACCCGATGCGCGATGTGACCAAGCCGGCGGAGCCTGACCACCGGGAGCGCATCATCTCTGGCCCCGAGATCCGGGCCATGCTGCGTGAGCTGGGCTGGGGGCGGCGCAAGCCGGTTCGATCGGTTGCCCAGGCTGTGGCGCACTGCTTTATTGCTGCTTTGCAGACAGGCATGCGTGCGGGTGAGTTGACGGGTTTGGCGTGGGGCGATGTTCGCAGCGACTATTGCACGTTGCATGCAGGGCGAACGAAGACGGGCAAGGCGCGGCAGGTGCCGCTGACGGCCGCAGCGCTGCGCAACCTGGAGGCGTTGCGAGGCTGGGATGGTGATCTGGTTTTTGGCCTGAAGTCTCAGACCCTGGATGCGATGTTTCGCAAGTACAGGGCGCGCGCCGGGCTGGAGGGTTTTACCTTCCATGATGCCCGGCACACGGCCGCCACGCGCATGGCCCAGGTGCTGCACGTGCTGGATTTGTGCAAAGTGTTTGGGTGGGAGAGCACGGCCCGGGCGTTGACGTACTACAACCCCACGGGCTCAGACATTGCCGCACGGCTCAATGCCGCCCGCGGCGGTTCTGCTGTGCCTCCCACTCGATAACTTCCGACAGCAGAAATCTGCCGTCCTTGCCTGGCCTGGGCATCGTTGGATCTTCAGCCTGGCGCGCAGCCAGGGTGTTGCGATGGACGCCAAGGCGATCAGCCATTTGCTGTCGGTTGAGTCGAGTCCCGGTTTGGGTGCTCATCAGCTGCACGGCAGCTGTCAGTTTTTGCATTTGCTGCAGCAGCAGCTCAAGTTCAGTTGGGTGTGCTGTTGTGCTCATGGTGATGGGTCGTAAAAAAGCCCCGACTTAGCGGGGCTGGTTGTGTTGTTCGTCTTGCTGGTCTTTCCAGCGGTCGCGCTTGTCGCCGCGCTGGCGGGCTCTGCGGCTCATGTGCTTCGCTCCTGTATGTCGTGATTAGCAAGTTGCTGGGGCGCGGCGGCGTCCTGCCACCAATAGACAAAACCGTGGCAATCAATAGCGCCGCGTCTGCCATCCTTGTTTTCTATGGCGTACCCGGTTATTGCTTCGCCAGCCTCTAGCAGATAGTCCAGCTTCTTTTGTGCAATACGGCTGAACTGAGGCACAGGTGCTACCTCTGGTGGCTGGGGCGCGGCGGCGAGATAAAGTGGGCCGACAACAATCCAATTTGCATCTGCAGTTATCACCATATCAGGCATAACAACGCGCGTTCGGCCTGTCTCGCAGTGCTGCCAAAGGTATGCAACTGGCTCATACTGCGGCACTGGTGCTGCTGGAGCGCGGCGGGCTGCTTGCTCAAGCCTGGCTATTGCTGGCGACAAAAGGCCCTCGGCAATGCGCTTTGCTTGCGCAGAATCCTTAACCAGTCCTCCAGTCATTTGACTGTACAGGTGGCGCAAGTTAGACAATGCGCGCTCTGCGTCTGTGTGGTGTGTCATCCCTGCTTCTCCTGTGTGATGCCGTGCATGCGCTCTGCGAATTTCACGCCTTCTCTGAACGCCCATGGCTCGGGTCGGTCGTCTGGGTCGTCATTCACGGCGTTTCGGCCTTCTTTGATCTGCGCATCCGTCAACGGCGCGCGCTGCACCTGGGCCTCCAGCTCATCCAAGCGCTCGTACACCCACGCCATGCCATCAACAAGGCTTAGGGTTGTTCCAGCTTCTTTTCCTGCCTTAGCGCGCTTGAGCTGGTAGGCCTCCATTTCTTCACAGGCCATGTCGTAGGCTTCCGCCCCGATGCCTTGTCGCGCCAATTGCAAATCTTCTTCCAGCTCCTGCACGCGGGCGTTAAGACGCTCGAGCAACGCGGCTGCGGACTCAAAGTCTGAAGCAACCTCGGGGATAAACATCACCTTGCAGTAGCGAAGCTCTTTTGCTAACCGCAGCGCCTCTGGCTGCTCTGTGCTTGTGTGTGTCATGGCTGCTCTCCCTGCTTGGCTGCTTGGGCGCGCTGCTGGAACATGGGCAGCGCATGGGCTTCGGCGCGCACGGCTGCAGCCGCTTCTGCGCCGTACCCCCACATGTCCACATCCTCCGGGCGCCAGCGCGTCGGCGCGATGTATTCGGGGTGCATCAGCTCACCCCGCTGGATGTACTCTCGCAGCGCGCAGATCAAGTCCCGCAGGGTGCCGCCATGGCTGAATCCGCGCCACTGTCCAGCGTAGGCCGTATAGACCCGCGCACCCCGGTAGTCGTCGATCCACCAGACCCGGCCACGCGCATCAAGCTCCAGCTTTCCGACCTCGCCCGTCTTGGCGTTGTAGAAGAACCGGCGCCCATGGTCGCTTATGGTCTTAATCAGTGCGTTTGCATGCACCAGTCGCTCTGCCTTGCTCATGCAGCACCCCCTTGCTTGGCTTGTGCTGCAAGGGCGGCACGTGCTTCGCGCTCAACGCAGTAAAGCTGCAGCAGCTCGTCCACTACGTCGGTGTCACCTGCATACCAGCGCTGGCCCAGCTCTGTAATGTGCCCCTCCAGTTGACGCAGCATTTCTTCATGCCCGCCTGCAGTGCGCTTGATAGCGCGGCGCACCTGCCCAAGCAGGCCGCGATAGTCCACCTTCATGCCCGTGTGCTTCTCCGCCAGCAGCTTTGCTGCATCCATCCCCTGCGCTGCTGGCTGGGTGGCGGAGCGCTCAGGTTCGCGGCACTTTCCACCAAGCTGGCATGCAACACGCCAGCACCCGCGTGGCTCATTGATGTTCGGGCACTGCGCTGGCACTCCCTCTGCGGGGTGCGCGGGGGCTTCTGCAAGATGATCGCGCCAAGTCTCCACCTTCGCGCCATCTGTGGTCAGGTTGCGCCGCTTGCACCACTCGGTGATGGCTTCGACCATTGGGGCTGCTTCGTGTGCCTCGCTGCAATGTATTGCTTCTTTGTGTGGCAGTGTCGTCAGATAGCCAGCAAAGTCAAAGACCGCCCCCGCAATGACGCTTGCTGGCACGGCCTGCTGTGCTGCTGCCGGCTTTCGCAGCGGCTCCACGCCACCGGCACCGATGGCTTCAAGCTGGGACTCCAGCTCGGCGATGCGTTCGATTGCAATGTCTGTCGCATCTTCCAGCTCGGCGATGCGGGCGCTCTGGGCGCGCAGGTCAAGCTCCTGCATAGCCCAGCCGACACCGATGATGAAGGCCATGCGCCCGCCTTCCGGCACCTCGCCTGCGGCGTTTGCTTTCTCGTAAAGCGTGCAGGCTACTTCGCTCATTTCCTTGGCGCTCAGTGGCATTGGCTCGTCAATCTGCTGGTGCACAGCCTCTGCTGGCTTGTGGGTGCCAGTGGATACGGGGCATGTCTTGCAATCGTTGGTCATGGTGGTGTTCTCCGTGTTCAATGCCCGCAGGCCAGGCCTTCGCCCTCGGCGGGCTCTCGGTGGACGGGTGCTCCGCAGCTTGCGCAGCGCTTTTGTGGCTCTTGCCGCCTGGCCTTGTCGCGTTCAGTGGCGCGCCTGGCAGCCTGCAGGGCTTCTTTGGCTCTGCGCTCTTGCAGTGGGGTGGTGCTCATGTAGGGCTCCAAATACAAAGCCCACCGTGGTGGTGGGATGGTTGATCAGGCTGCGTACAGCAGCGCCTCATGCCGAAAGTTCGCCCGAACCAGGGCGGCGGCCACCGGCGGCGGGACGCTGTTGCCGACCATCCGCACCTGGGCGGTGGTCGAGAGGGCGATGCGGGGCAGGTCCAGCGGATTGCCGGGGGCCTGCTTGCCGTCGATGAACAGCAGGGCGGGGTCTGGGATTTCCTCGATCTGGTAGTGCTCGGGGAAGCCCTGGGCCCGGTACAGCTCGCGTGGCTTGAGCATGCGCAGCGTGATGTCTACCAGCGCCCACAACTGGCCGGCATGGCGCATCAGCACCAGGGTGGCCGGGTCCGGGAACTGCTCCGGCAGGTGCTGGTGCAGCAGCTCGGCGCACAGGCGGGCGCGTTCCGCGTGCTCCGGGGCCAGCGCGTCGGCCGGCACCTTCACGGTCTGCACCAGGCCCATGCGTGCCTTGGTGGGCACCGTGTGCATGGGCGCGTTGCAGGCGCTGTCTTGGCCGCCCTCGCTGTAATACTTCACCAGGTAGGCCGTGATCAGCCGTTGCTGGGTGCCGCTGGCCGTGACCGTGCTCATGGGGGCGTCCGCGGGGCGGCCATCGCCCTCGTAGAAGCCGCCATTGGCTTGCTCCAGGCAGGCCGCCACCAAGGCGCTGGTTGCGCCGCTGGCAGTGACTGTGTTCAGCGGCACCTCCAGGCTGCGCACCCCATGGCTGAAGCGCTTTCCCCCGGCCGGCCCCTCGCCGTGGCCCATGTCCACCAGATGGGCGGCGACCAGTGCGCTTTTGACGCCGCCGGATACCACCGTGCCCAGGGGCTGCTCCATGCTGTGCACCCGCGGTTGCTGGCCGGCGCGCTCGCCGTAGCCAATCGTGACCAGGTTCGCGGCGACAACCCCCATCTGGATGCCGGTGCTGGGGCGCTTGGGCGTGCCGCCGGCGGATACCGTGGACAGCGGGGACTCGACGCTGTGGCCGACCAGGTGCTGCTCGCTGGTGCCGCGCAACGGCGCTAGGGTGGGGGCGATCACGGAGAAGTGCCCGCCCTTGACCTGGGCGCATACCGTGGCCATGGGCTTGTCGGCCGGCATCGTGCGCTGGTTGCTGGCGTTGGCGTGCTCCGTGAGGAACGGGGTCAGCACGGGCTGGGCCTCGGCGCCCACGATGAATGGGCTCTGGCTGGCCAGCACGTGGCGATACAGCCCCTTCGCCACCCGGCGCATGGTGTTGGTCACCAGGGGGCGCTTGCGGCCGAACACGCTTTCCGCGGGCAGGTCGAAGTCGATGCACTCGGCGGCCGTGCGCTGGGGCGCCAGCTTGCCGGCCAGGACGCGGCGGTCGGTCGGCTCGGCGTGGGTCGGCTCAGGAAACACGATCGGCAGGCCATCGCGGCGGGCAACCAGGAACAGGCGCTTGCGGATGGTCGGCGTGTCATGGTCGCAGGCGCGCAGCTCCGTCCAGTCCACGGCGTAGCCCAGGCCGCGCAGCTGGCGCACGAAGCTCTTGAACGTCTGGCCCTTGCGGGCGGGGTCTGGGCGGGCCTTGCCCTCGGCATCCACGATTAGCGGGCCCCAGTCCTGAAACTCCTCCACGTTCTCCAGCATCAGCATGCGGGGCTTGCACTTGGCTGCCCAGCGCATGCCCACCCAGGCCAGGCCACGGATGTGCTTTTCCACGGGCGTGCCGCCCTTGGCCTTGGAGAAGTGCTTGCAGTCGGGCGACAGCCAGACCAGGCCCACGGGCTGGTTCTTGGTCACCGCGATGGGGTCCACCTCCCACACGCTTTCGCACAGGTGCAGGGTGTGCGGGTGGTTCAGCGCGTGCATCGCCAGGGCCTCGGGGTTGTGGTTGATGGCGATGTCCACGGGGCGGCCGAAAGCCATCTCCAGGCCGGTGCTGGTACCACCGCCACCGGCGAAGTTGTCGATGATCAGCTCTCGGCCCAGGTCCAGGCCAAGGGTGAAGTTGTCACGTTTCATGGGCATCCAGAAAAGCAAAAGCCCGCACGGTGGCGGGCAGTGTCTTAGGTTGTGGGTGGGAAGGCCTCAGGGAGTGGGCGTGGCGCGTAGACTTCGTACATGGCCAACATCTACGACTCCATGGTCAGTGCCCTGCGTGAGCACTGGAAGGCGAACGACAACGCATACCCCCAGCGGTTTGAGCTGACCCAGGTCACGCTGGATGCGCTGGTGGCTGCGCGCAAGTTGGTCAACGACACCATGAATTTCAAGAAGTACCCCGACTGGGAGCAGGAGTTCCTGGGCGTTCCGGTGGTGCTGTCCAGCGAAGGGGACGCCATGATCGCCAAGGACGGCACGCGCGTCCCGCTCAGCGCTTGAGCGGCTGCTTGGCGCTGGCAGGCTCTGGCGCGGCCACAAGCCAGACGCGGCCCAATTTATCCTTGCACGCCGGGTAGTGGCTGGCAGCCTGCACGGCCAGGTTCTTTTTGCGCTTGCGCTTGATCCAGTTGCGCAGGGCGTTGCCGATCGCACCGGTGTGCTCGGGCTCGCACTTGATGCACTGGCCCGGCTTCATGGACGCGAACAGCTCGTCGTAGCGACCAGGGCCCATGCTGCGCTTTTGTGGCGGTGGATCGTCGGCCACCTCCAGGTCTTCGACGTGGATGGTGGAGCGCTGAACGCTCTTGGCGCGCGCCTTGGTGGTGTTGAATGGGTCGTGTGCTTTGGAAGGCATGGGCTTATCTCCATCAGAAAAATCAGGACAGAACCCATCGGGCCCTGTGCTGATTGCTCTCAAAAGAGAAGCCCGCACGTGGCGGGCTTGGTGGGGGTGCGTGGGCGAATCAGGCCGCTTCCTGCTCCATCGGGAGCTGCGAAACGATTTCAAAGCTGGCCTTGTCGGTTACTTCGTCAAGCGCCGTGATCTTGATGATCAGCAGCAAACCCGATTCGGTTTCGAGGTCCAGCTCCTCGCCAACCTGCAGCGGGTTTTCCGCGCCTGTCGCTTCGAGCAGGGCGTCGATGCTGTCGAACTTCTCTTCGTCACAGCCGCGTGACCAGACCTGGCCCATGGCTGCTGCAGCGAAAGCGGCTTCTGGCGATTGGCCATCCACCCCCAGCTCGCCCTGATTCGGATCCTTGTCTGCGGCGGGCTGCGTGTCCGGCTTGCCAGCGCGGTATCCCTTCTTGGCCACCTGGGCGGTGGCTGGTGCCAGCAGCTTGATGAAGATGGGTTCTTCCGAGGCCAGGCCCGACAGTTCACCGTAGAGGATGTTGTCCTGCAGCTCCTCGCCGTTGTACTGGATGGTGCCTTTGACCTCGACGCTGCCGCCTTCGAAGATTTCGTACTGCAGGTTGGCCAGCACCGCGTCCTGGAAGTCCACGTAGTCGTCCTGTGTGCCGAAGTCCCACACAAAGCGGTAGCCCCGCAGCTTCACGCCCTTCTGGTAGTGGTACGTGGTGGGCAGGTTGGGCTGGCGCAGGTTGGGCAGAGGAATCAGCTCGTCGGGGAGCAGCGATTCTTGTTGTGCGTCTGCCGCATGGTTGCAGAAGTGGTGTTCACGCAAGCCGGCCTGGATCAGGTCGAGCAGCTTGTTGTCGCCCTTGAGAATGAAGGCCAGATCAATGGCGCGCACTTTCTCCTCGCCGTGCAGTTCCCGGCGGGGGTTGGCGTTGGTGATCGTGACCTGGGTGGGCTCTACGAGTTGGAACATTGGGTGATTTCCTTTCGACATCAAAAAAGCCTGCTGGTCAGAGCAGGCTTGCAGTCGTTGCTACGTTTTTCGCTGTCAGTTCAGCGCATCCTTCAGGGCCTTGCCCGGGGAGAACTTGGGCACACGCGCTGCAGCGATCTTGACGGGATCGCCGGTGCGCGGGTTGCGGCCGGTACGTGCCGCACGCTTGCTCACCTCAAAGGTGCCGAAGCCCGTCAGCTGGACCTTGCCACCCTTCTTCAGCGTTTGGCGCACAGCGGAGAGAGTGGCCTCCAGGGCGCGGCCTGCTGCAGACTTGGACAGGTCAGCGTTGTTGGCGATGTGCTCGATCAGTTCGGATTTGTTCACGGTTTTCTCCTGTTGAAAAAAGGGAAAGCGCCCACTGTGTAAGCGCTGGTTGCTATGGTCTTTATGCGGCGACTGCCTGGAGTTCGTCGGCCAGCTTGCGGTAGCCCATGGACAGCAGCAGCATCAGGCGGCGGGCGTTGCCGCTGCTGATCTGCACCGCAGCACGCTCTTTGGTGAACGGAATCCCGTGGTGCTCCAGCGTTGCTGCACTGATCTTGCCCAGGCCCATGCTTTCCATGCGGGCGTTCAACTGGCCCAGCGTCATGGTCTGGCCGTCGTCGGCTGCAGCACTGGTCTGCGCCGCGGCGATGGCCTGCTGCGCATCGATGCCGGCCACGTCCTCGGTGGCCTTGTCCTGCACCAGGCCGGCCAGGTCCTGCGCCACCGGTGCAGCCAGCGTTCCGGCCTGATGTGCCTTGGCAATCTCCGCCTGCTCGTGCTGGGCCTGTTGCTGGATGCGCAGGCGCTCCTGTTCCGCGTCCTGCTGGGCTTTGGCCGCCGCCTCGCGTTCCAGGCGCGCGGCTTCCTCGGCGCGGATCTTCTCTCGCTGGGCTTCCAGACGCGCGGCCTCGGCCTGCTTGTGGTTGCCGATGCGCAGGGATGCCAGGGCCTGGAAGTCTTCTTCCGCCTTGGCGCCCACTGTGGAGAAGTCCGCGAAGAGGGCGATCCAGTCGCCATCCTCTTGCACCAGGTGCTTGCGGTTGGCCTCCAGGCGGGCTGCCAGCTGGTTGGCTTCGTGCTTGGCGTTGGTCAGGGCCACGGCCACTTTGTCGCGCATGCTGTCCAGCGACTTCAGGCCCTTGATCGTTTCCGCAAAACCACCCGCAACACGAGGCAGCCAGTTGGCGCCCAGGCGCTGGTTCCACGCGGCCACATGGGAGTCCAGGTCCTGCTGGGCACCCGTGACCAGGGCTGTACGGCGGTTTTCCTTTTCTGCCGCCACCAGCTTCTCGCGGGCCAGTCGGGTGGTGCGCGCCAGGTTGCGTAGGTCGGCAACCGTGCGTCGCAGTTGTTCCACATCGCTGATCTGGGCCAGGGCTCCGGACTCCGCGGCCTCTAGCATCTCCTCGGCCTTCTTCAGCGCTTTGCATTCCGCCTCGGCGTCGGCGAATTCCTGATCCGTCGCTGGCTTGGGCACCATTCGCGCGATGAAAGAGCGCAGGGAGTCGCCGAACTTGTCCAGGTTGGACACCACGGCCAGGCTGCCCTGCAGCTGAACGGCCACGGCCGGCAGGCTTTCCACCGGCTCTGCCACCACGGCCGCAGGGCGCTCGGCCCCCGGATCGAAGGCGGCTAGGTCTTTGTCGAATTGCGCCCAGCCGGCCAGCAGGGCGGTGCGGTCATGCACTACGTCGCTTTGCAGCAAGGTGGCGTGCACAGTGCGCTCCGGCGTGCCGTCCGTGACCGTGTAGATCAGCTTTTGCGCGCCGGACACCGCCAGCTGCTGCACGCACTGCCAATAGTCGGCCTGCGGCACATGACCGTCGCGCACGACCTGGGCTTTGCTCTCGTTCCAGCTCTTGCACTCCCAGGCAATCGTGCCGCAGAAGGTCAAGCCGTCAAAGCTGGCGGACAGGTAGCCGTCGTCGGTGGTGCCAATGACCGGCGAGAGGTCGTCGCCAATGAAGGCTTCGGCCAACGGGCGGGCAGCCTCCTCGATGGCGTGGCCGCGATCAAAGCGCCCCTGCGTGGCGGCGTCCACCTCGGTGGTGATGCCAGTGGCACGCTCCTTCAACAGCGCGGTGCGCGACTTGTAGGGGCTGCAGGCCATCATGGCACTGGCATCGCTGGCGTTGCGCGCTGTCGCTCGGTGTTGGTGCCAAGCGGCGCTGCCCTGGATCAGGTTGTGGATGGTTTTCATGCTTGCTCCAGCTCCGCCAGCTTGGCGGCAAAGATTTCTTCAATGCGCAGCTTTGCTGCTTCGTCCGTGATGGCGTCCATCAGGCCGGCCAGCTCGTAGATCTTGTCCAGGTTGGTGCAGGCCGTCATGTCCGCTGCCAGCTTTGCAGGGTCCACGCTGGGTGCATCGGGGGAGGCGTCTTGGACTGGCTTTTGCAGCTTCGCAACTTCGTCGCGCAGTTGCTTTTCCTGGGCCGGCGTGACCTTGCCCTTGCTGCCCAGCCACGCCATCGCGTCCTCAATGCTCTTGCCGTTGGCGATGCCGTCGAGAATCGAAGGCAGACGTGCGGCCCACTTGTCAGCCGGCCATTCGGGCTGCACGACTTCTGCAGGGCCCATGCTCTTTTCGACGGGTGCGGATTGGTCGCTGTGCGTTATGTCCTGCAGCTCCTCGGCAATGGGCATGCCGCGCAGCACATCCGGGAACACGTCACGCAGGGCAAAGGCGCGGGCGCGCATCTGGCGCATGCGCTTGGGGTACTGCATCCATGGCCCTTGCTTGTTAGCCAGGCCAGCCTTGGCGGCATCATCCATGCTGAAGGTGCGCACCTGCTCTGGCGCGCCTTTGCGTTTCACGCGGCAGATGGCGGTTTTTCCGTCGTCTTCCTCCACCACGTACTCACACACAGGGCTGGCCAGCACCAAGGCGATCACCGCATCACCCCAGAGGGCAGGGCGGCCATTGATCACTGCCAAGTTCTGCAGAGACTGCAGCGGTTTCAAACCCAACTCGCTGCCCCACTGCATGGCAATCAGGCAGTTTCCGGGCTTGCCTTTGAAGTCCTTGGGAACAAGATCGCTGTCGGCTAGGTACTGAGAGAAGGTCAGGGCCTGCTCAAAAGTCTGGGGGCTCAGGTCAAACTGACCTGCAGGGCGCAATGCCGTGCTGGCCTGCTGGGTGGTGACTGCATTCATGCGAACCTCACTTGGTGGTTGTTTTTTAGAACGACGGGAAGCCGCTTGGGCTTTTTGGCTGGCTGCCCCAGGTGCCACCAGCCGCAGGCGGTGCACTTGTAGGCAGTCATGGGATGGCTGTGGGAGGCGCTGGATTTGCGGGCCAGCTTCTGGGCGCGCTCGTAGTCCAGAGGCTGCTTGCCGGTGGGGAAGCTCATGTGCAACGCCCGATCAGGCCGGCGCAGCCGGTGCAGAAGCTGACTGTTGCCACCCACCAAAACAAAGCCCGCACAGTGGCGGGCTTGAATCGGCGGCGCTTGGGGATGCGCTGGAGTTGCAGGGGCGGGGTCATGTTGCTACCCATCCTTCCTTTGCGCCGCGAAAGGCAACCTTTCCTGCCTTGCGCATGGCCTGCAGGCGTGAATCGACAAAACGCCAAGCAGGCTTGTCGCTTGATAGGCCTTTTGCGACTGACTTTGCCAGCGCCTGTGACTCAAGAAGGACTCGCGCCTCACGAGTAATTTCATAGAACTTCCTTGATCGCTCGCTCAAGGCAATCAAAATGGCCTCGTCCAACTTCGTGTAGTCGTTTTTCATGCATTCACCCCGTCACGTAAACAGATCACGCTGGCCGGATGGCAGCGCGGGAAGCAGATGGCGGCCCATGTTTGGGCAGCTTTGGCGCTAGGGAATGGCAGGCGGAACTGGCCGACACCGCTGATTTTGATTTTGAAAAGCATGAAGTCTCCTTAAAGCGCATCCGCGCTGTGCTCGGAATCCGTGGGCCCCAGCAGCTCGCGCACCTCTTCGGGTGGCGCTGGCTCGGGGTAGGTTGGGGGTGGGGTGTAGCCAAAGCCGGCGTCGGCTGGGCCAGGCTTGGTGTCAAGCATCTGCATGGGCTTGCACCACCTCTTCGTGATAAATGTCCAGGGCGTGCTTTTGGCCGAACCATGTGGCCAGGACCTGGTGCAGCTTGGCCGCATGTGGGCTGGTCAGCAGCTCGGCAACCGCGGAGAGCGTGGCGTCGTCACCGCTCTCCATCGCGGCATCCAGGATCTCGAAGGGCGCCCACAATTTGCCGGTGCAGATGCAGTCCTTGGACCAGTCGGCGGGCTGCTTCATGGCCTGCAGGCGCTGCAGCACGATCAGCGGGGCCTGCCGCTCGGCAACCTCTCGCATGGCCTGGGCGGCTTCTTGTTCATCCTCCCAGCGCGCGGCATCGGCGCTGGGGTCGCTGGTGGGGCCGAAGTAGCCCACTGGGTGACGTGCGTTCATACGACCTCCAGAAATAAAAAAGCCCGCTGGACATTGCTGCACAGCGGGCAAAAGTCCACGGAACGTGAACCCCACAAAAAAGAAAGCCGGTGCCTTTCGGCGTGTCACGGGAATGCATGAGAGGGAGGGAGGAGATACCCACGACCCGGCTGGAAAACAAAAGACGGCAAGCAGCGGTTGAAGTTCTCGCTACGAGAAATTCAGCACAAGTGCTGCCGCCATCAGGTGGGCGCTCTGTGCGCTCCCCCGGGAACCCCCAGAGGCAGAACGCCCGCCAGATGGCCCTGCATATCGCTGCAGGCGGCGGTGTTTTATGCCCACGGGGCGCTATCACTTACACGATGCTCTCCAATCTCATAGATTGCCATTCTGGTTTGGCCTAGCCGGATCAATATCCGACACCGTGCGCTGTCGGCGTGGGCAGCTGTACCTTGGAATGCCCGACACTTACCCCTGTCGGGCCGCGCGCCTATCGCGGTGGTCTGGGGTACAAAATCAAACCGCAGCCCTCTGTCACAAGGCTGTGGTTTGTGGCCGCATCGCGTGGCGGCCAACACTCGCAGGTTCTTCCGGTCGCTGCAGACCTCCACCCCCGGCCTCAAGAGACGCAGACCTCGGCGGCTGCTCAGCTACGGGATTCCTTCGCTGCTCTCGTCATTGGCTTGATCGACTGGTGCACCTGCTGCTGCGCTCTCTGTGGAGCTAACCCCGCCTTTGCTGGGCCTTGGGTGTTTCGCGTTTGGTGCTGCGATGGGTGAAGTATCGGTAAGCCGATAAAGAATGTCAAGCGGTATTCCGATATTTTTATCAGTGCGCCGATATGTGCCGCCATGACCACACACCACACAGACGAAAAAAAGCCCGCTCGGGGCGGGCTGTGCTTGGCGCTGGTCCGGTGGCTACTCTTTGCCCAGTTCAGCAAGAGTTTCCTGGAGTGTCTTGATCAGTTGCTCGACATCTTCTGGAGGCATCTCAATCCAGGCGGTTGATACCGGCAGCCCGGCTGCTGCTTTGGCGGTGTGCTTGATGCCGATGAGCGGCTTGCCGTCCACGATGCGCGTACGGACGCTGCTGAATTGAAGGCGTGGAACTGGAGTCATGCGGTGATGGTGCCATGAAAAAGCCCGCTCGGGGCGGGCTGCGATGGGTGGTTGTATTGATGTTACGAAAGAAGACCACCCTCCCGAAGGTTGGACATGCTAGGGTTGGTGAGTAGCGATTGAAGTTGCGTGCGTGCCAGCATGTTTAACATCTGAAGTCTCTGGCTTTGGGGAACCTTTTGTTCAATCAATAGCGCGTTTTGGCTCTCAAGGCTGGATAGGACAACCAGCTGTTCTATGGTGGCGTTGTCGCGGATATTGCCTTTTGCATCTTTGTTCTTGGCCTTCCACTCTGCTGCTGTCATGCCGAAAAGTGCTTTATTCAGCAGGTCTGCCTCAGATGCGTAAACAAATCCGGCATCCCTGGGTGATAGCTCGCTTGGGATAAGGTGTTGCTGCACAGCGTCGGTGTGAACGCGGTATTGCACTTTTGAGAGTGCTCGTTTCACATCCCAATCCAGCCCCCGCTCTGCCTCTGAGCGCTTGAAGCGCTGGAACTCGGTGATCAGGTACAGCTTGAACTCAGGGCTGAGCCATGAGCCAAACTCGAACGCAATGTCGCGGTGTGCATAGGTGCCACCGTAGCGGCCAGCCTTGGCCACTATGCCAATTCCGCCTACATCATCGGTCCACTTTTTGACTGAAAGCCGAAAGCGGTTGGTACCGGCTTCCAATCTAATTCCGTCGAATTCGGCGGAATTAAAACTTGGGTTGTTCAGGCGTTCCCAGACCCCAAGGAATTCAATGGTGTCTTTGTTGCGTAGCCACGCATCAATCAATGCAGAGCCGCCATCGAACTTGGACACCATGTCGGTGAGGCTGATGTAGTCCTCTTCGCCGCGAGTTGTAAGGCTGATCTCAACGCCTTGTACGGTCAGACTTTTATTGCTGGTAGCCATTTTTATCCTTTGTTGGTTTCGCGTTGCTTGGGCGTTGCTGCCATAACGTCCTCCAAAACTCCCTGCAGCTCTTACTCACAGACCTGCAAACCACTCCCAAGCCGCCCACACTAAACCCACCACCACCCAGAAGGCGAAGGCATAGGGAAGGGCGCGGCGTAGGGGGTGCATCACTTCCTCCGGAACTTCCTGCGGTGCTCGATCATGGTCCCGATCACCACCAGGTGGCGCTCATCGCTGCGCAGCACGGGATAGTTGTCGTTCAATGGAACCAGCTCGAAAACTTCGTGTCCTGATTCGTCGATACCTCGAACACGGTATTTCTTGAATGTGGCCTCTTCCTTGGTGTTACGGGCTGCCACAAAGTCGCCAGGGTTGGGTGACACGTCCGGGTCGATCAGCACCCTGTCACCAGGCCGGAAGTCGGGGAGCATGGAGTCGCCTTCGATCTCCAGGAAAAACGACCACTGCGATGCATCGTCGTCGCCGTACTCCACATCGAAGCCATCACCTGGACCGTAGGGAACAGCAATCTCTTTCAGCGCGCCGGCCTGAACGTGCGAAATCACAGGGTATGGGCGCATGCCCATCGCTGTCGGCGTGACGTTTTTATCAAACCCATCCTTCATAGCCCCTTCACCCGTTGCCAGCCAGAGTGCAGAGCAGCCAAGAACGGCAGCAATAGCTGGCACATGGCTTGAGCCATTCCCGGATTTCTCCAGCTCGGCAACTGTCGATTGGCCGATGCCAACTTTTTTGGCAAGCGCGGCTTGCGTCACCTTTGCTGCTTTTCGGGCCTCTCTGAGGCGCGCACCGAACTCTGTATTCATGGCTATGAGCATACGGAATTCCGATACTGGTTTGCCGCTTGCAAAAACATCGGCAAACCGATATAGTCTGCGCCATGCAATGGAAAGACTACATCGCGGCAATAGCCGAAAAGGGCGCCTCTCAAAGCCAGATTGCCAAGCTGGCTGGCTGTGGGCAGGCAACTATTTCTGATCTTGCTTCGGGCAAGACGCGGGAGCCTCGCCATTCGCTTGGCGAAGTCCTGTTGCGTGTGGGGCGTCGGTATGGCGTGAAAACGCCAAAGACGATCAAACCCTCCGAAACCACGGAGGCCTAACCAATGACCTCCGCCCAATTTCCCGTCAGTGATGACGCGCGCCAGTGCTACGAAATCTTGCTGGCCCTGCGCGTGGCCGACAACCACCAGCGCCTTTACATCAAAGCGCAAGAAGAGGGGTTGTTGAACCTGATTCGTGAGCATGTGCCCATGGTGCTGGTTTCGCGCTTTCCAGAAAACCAGCTGATTGCCCGAGCTTTTGAGGCCGCAAAGCAAGCAGGGGGTGCAGCGTGAGAAATCCAGCAGCGGCGCCGATTCCTACGCGCACGGCTTGGGATGTGCCCAAGCAGTCCCGCATTGCCCGTGACATGCAGCGCGCGGTGGCCAGCACACACGCGCCCGCGCGCAACAGCTATTTCCACATTCCCACGCCAGCTGACACACGCCGCAGCCAGCGCATTGCAAAGGCCGCGATATGACTGATGCTCAATTTGCTGTTGTGCCACTTGAAGTGGTGCAAGACCGCCGCCTTACGCTGGAGCAGACCCGGGTGCTGGTAGCGCTTTTCAGCTTTCGCAACAAGGTGACAAACACTGTGTGGCCTTCACGTGCTGCTATTGCTGAGCGCACCGGCATGCACCCTTCCAACATCAGCAGTGCAACCACCGCGCTTGTGAACTTGGGCTGGCTGCAAAAAGAGGGTAGTGGTGGGCACTCGAAATCGACCCGTTACACCCTCTGCGTGCCTGACTTGTTGACCCCAACAACAGTAGCCCGTTCGGCTACGGTAGCCGATTCGGCAACGGTAGCCCGTTCGGCTACTCAAACGGTAGCCCATTCGGCTACCCCCCCCCTAGCCGATTCGGCTACACGCAAAGAACAGTCCATTGAACATACCAATGAACAAAAGAATACAGCGCGTGCGCGCTCGACTGTTCCTGCCAAGCCCGATTGCGTGACCGATCAAACCTGGTCGGATTGGTTGCAACTTCGCAAAACCCTCAAAGCCGCGGTGACGCAAACCGCCATCGACGGGATCTACCGGGAGGCCTGCCGGGCTGGCTACACGCTGGAGCAGGCTTTGGTGACGTGCTGTTCCAACGGCTGGCGAGGCTTCAAGGCCGAGTGGATGCACCAGCGTGGCCATCAGCAGATGCCGACGCAGCGCCAGCAGCCTCAGTCCTTCGCCCAGCAGGACCGCGAGGCCTCAATGGCGCGCTGGGAAGCGATGACCGGGCGAGTGCACCCAGATCGCCAGCGTCCCGCCAACGACCACCGCGTGATCGACATCACGCCCGGCACGCCGCAATACGCTTTGGAGGGCTAAGCCATGCACAGCAGCCAAGACCCAACCCCTGACACCAGCCCTTTGGGCCTGCTGTTTTCCGAGCTGTGGGCCATCTACGGCGCGGCCTGGGTGCGCAGCCATGGTGATGCGCCCCTGGCGGATACCAAGGCGGTGTGGCGAAAGCACCTGGGCGGCTTCACTGCTGGCGACATCAAGTACGCCCTAGCCCACCTGCCCAGCAAGTGCCCCAACGTGCTGGAGTTCCGCGACCTGTGCCGCTCAGCCCCCAAGGCAGAGCCAATGCAGCTGCCACGCCCAGCGCAAGACCCGCAGATGGTGGCCGAGGTGATGGGCGTTGTGAAGTCCAAGCTGACCAAGTTGCCAGCGCTTGACCCCAAGGACTGGGCGCGAAAGCTCAAGGCCCGACACGAAAAAGGCGAAAAGCTCGCCCCCCACCAGATCACTGCATACCGCCAAGCCTTGGGGTTTGAAGGCCGCCAGTCGTGGCAATAAAACAGGAGCAAAGAACAATGATCGTTATTGGAATTGATCCCGGTTTGACGGGTGCTTGCGCAGTGGTCGACCACCTGGGGGTGCGCGCAGTTTTCGACCTGCCCACCATGCCTGTGCCCGGGGCAGGCCCCAAGGCGTTGGTGAAACGCAAGATCGACGGCCGCGCCCTTTGCCAGCTGCTGCTGAAACACTGCCCGGCCAGCGAGGGCAGCGCCCAGGTGGTGCTGGAGCAGGTGCACGCCCGCGGCGATGGCAACGCGCTGCAGACCCAAGCCAGCTTGCTGCGCAGCCTGGGCGCGATCGAGACGGTGTTGGAGTGCCTGAAGTACCCGATCCGCTACGTGTCGCCCCAGAGCTGGAAGCGCGCCTACGGCCTGGGTCCGGACAAGAACAAGGCCTTGGAAACCGCCCGCAGCCTTTACCCCGGTGCCCAGGCCGACCTCAAGCGCCAGAAGGACCACAACCGCGCCGAGGCTGTGCTGCTGGCCCACTGGGGCAGGCTGGAGGTGGCCTGATGGACCGCGTCACCCTGAGCCTGTGGGAGCCAGTCCAAGCGCACAAGGCCATCATGCATGCCTGGTCCCATGCCAAGAACGCGGTGATGGCTGGCAACCGCCTGACGCTGGAGATTCGTCCGGAAAAGCGCAGCGATGCGCAGAACCGGCGACTGTGGTCGATGCTGAGTGACATCAGCGAGCAGGTGAACTGGCATGGTCACCGCCTCACCCCGGGCGAGTGGAAAGACGTGTTCACTGCGGCCATCAAGCGCACCAAGGTCGTCCCCGGCCTGGATGGTGGTTTTGTGGTCTGCGGCCAGTCCACCAGCCAGATGACCAAGCGCGAAATGTCCGAGCTGCAGCAGCTGATGGAGGCTTTCGGCGCCGAGCATGAGGTGGCCTTCAAGGCTTATGGGGAGGGTGCATGACCTGTCAAGACTGCACCCAAGCCCAGGCCGCCAAGCACTGGCCCATTTTCCAAGCGGATTGCCACGGCTGCCAGGTGCGAGCCCTGGCCAGCGGCCCGGCGTATCACACCGCCATGGCAGCCAATGCAATGACGCCAGGCTACCGCAGCGCGCTGCAGTCCCTGTTCGGGGAGGGCTGGCGCGCGGCCCACGAAGAGGTGAAGGCCGAGCACGCGCGCATCAAGGGGATGGCATGAACAACCAGCTGACACCAGAAAAGACGGAAATTTGGAAGCCTGTCATTGGGTACGAGGGCTTCTATCAGGCATCAAACCAAGGGCGCGTGCGAAGCGTGGCGCGTACTGTTGCTTTCGGCCGGAAAGGCGGAGAGCGAAATGTGGGCGGCGTGATCTTGAAGCCGGTGTTTGGCTCTAGAGGTTATCCAGTAGTGAACCTCACAAAACCAGGATCTCGGCGCCAGCTTTTCCTGCACAAGGTCATCTTGGAGGCATTCACTGGTGGTCGTCCCGAAGGCATGGAGTGCTGCCACAACAACGGGGACACATCAGATGCTCGGTTGGAGAACCTGCGCTGGGATACCCGTTCTGGCAACCACAAGGATAAGCGTAAGCATGGGACGTGGCAGGTTGGCGAGCGCGCTAACAACGTGAAGCTCACAAACGAGATCGTCCTGGCAATTCGGCGGCGCGGTCTTACTGCCGGGCAGGCGAGAAGGGAGTACGGGCTGAGCAAAACCAATGCTAGTCGGATCGTCAAAGGCGTTACTTGGAGGCACTTGCTGTGAATAACAAACTTACAGAAGCAGAGCGAAAGCATCTAGAAAAAGTAAAGAGCCTCCCGTGTTCAGTTTGTGATGCACCAGGAATTTCAGAAGCCCACCACGTGAAGCAGCACCAGCAATACACCTGCGTGGCCTTGTGCCAGGACTGCCACACGGGTAGCCACAACGGATGGCACGGACGCCGGGCGATGTGGCGAATCAAGAAATATGACGAAATTGATGCATTGGCTATAACAGTCAAGCGCTTGATGCTTTTAAAGTAGGAGCAAAGATTTGATCGAAGAACGCTATTTGTCAGCCACCCAAGCATCGAGCCTGCGCGATGAACCCCACAAGATCGGCCAGGTGGACGTGATCAAGGCCAGTGGGATGAGTGCCCGCAATATCGCCAGCACGTATCTGCGTTTGATCTCCAAGCCCACCCAGAATGACATGACACGGCTTTGCGCCGCACTGCTGCACTTTGGCGAGTCGCGCAACATGGAGTCAGTGCAGGACTGCATCGTGCTGGCCGTGGACTGGCTATTGAAGCCGGGCTGCAAGGTCTGCAGTGCCACTGGAGTCGTGATCAAGAAGGACAAGGAGCACACATGTCCTAAATGCAATGGCGCGAAGCTGCGCAAGGAGCCCAGCCACCCTACGGCTCTGGAGATGATCGACTACGTGCAAAAGTGCCGGGCCGATTACGGCGGGCGGGTGCTCAAGCTGCTGCGCTAGGGATTGGCAGCTTGCTATTTTTGTGATAACGTTCGGCCTGCGTTGACTGATCCGAGAGATATTCGGGCTGTGCTCAGGCCACCCACGCTCTCTGCAAAACACTTCATGGCATGACCATGATGGGCCCGCAATGCTTAGTCGCGCCCGTATCACCAAGCCTCAGCCTCACCCGCTGGGGCTTTTTCGTTTCCGCCGCCCCAAGTGCACCCGGCAAAGCATGCATCGCGCATGGGGTGCATCCCTTGGGGTGGCTCCCTGAAGCATCCCACGACCCAGCCGTGGTCGCGCCCGAGAGGCTTGAAGGCGCGAGTATCTCCCCCTTGAGCTGTCGAGGGTAGCTGGCACACAGACAACAGGCCGCACCCTGCGCCCATGGCGTAAGACCTCAAGGGTGCCCACATTCATTTCCGCCAGCCACACTGAGCAACGCCCCGCAACTCTCAGCGCCCAAGGGTTCACGCTTGGCAGTGGCAGGCACCCATTCCCCATAGAGAGCACAGCCATGGCACTTACCCCAAAGCAAGAGCGCTTTGTGGCCGAGTACCTGATTGACCTGAACGCAACTCAGGCTGCGATCAGGGCAGGCTACAGCGAAAAGACGGCCCACGCATCGGGCCATGAGAACCTTAAGAAACCTGAAGTGGCAGAGGCTATCCAGGCGGCCATGAAAAAACGCGAGCAGCGCACAGAAATCACCCAAGACCGCGTGCTCAAAGAATTGGCCAAGCTGGGTTTTGCCAACATGCAGGACTACATGAGCATCACCAAAGAAGGTGAGCCATTCGCTGACCTGTCCAAGCTGACGCGCGACCAAGCTGCAGCCATCACCGAGTTCACGGTGGAGGACTTCACCGAAGGGCGTGGCGAAGATGCACGCGATGTTCGTCGGGTGAAGTTCAAGCTGGCAGACAAGCGTGCCGCACTGGTGGACATTGGCAGACACCTTGGCATGTTCAAAGACAAGATCGAGCTGACCGGCAAGGACGGCGGCCCGGTTGACCACAGCATTAAGGTCTCGTTCGAATGACGACCGAGGCCAAGTTTCCCAGGAAGCTCAAGTGCCTGTTTCAGCCAAGCCGCTACAAGTTCATCAGAGGGGGGCGTGGTTCCGGTAAGTCGTGGGGCATTGCTCGGGCTTTGCTGCTGCTCGGGGCGTCCCGCCAGTTGCGTATTCTGTGCACGCGCGAGGTGCAGAAGTCCATCAAGCAGTCTGTGCACCAGCTTCTGAGCGACCAGATCAGGGCGCTAGGGCTGGAAGGCTTCTACGAAGTCCTGGCCGCAGAAATACGCGGCAAGAACGGCACGCAATTCTTGTTTGCGGGCTTGTCCGACATGACTGCGGACAGCATCAAGTCGTTCGAGGGCGTGGACATTGTGTGGCTGGAAGAGGCGCAGACGCTGACCAAGCGTAGCCTGACCATCCTGATCCCCACCATCCGCAAGGAAGGCTCGGAGATATGGGCCAGCTACAACCCAGAGCTGGAGACCGACCCGATCCACGACATGGCCGTTGTGAACCCGCCCCCCGGGGCAGTGAGCGTGCTTATGAACTGGAACGACAACGCATGGTTCCCAGGCACGCTGGAGCAAGAGCGCTTGCACGCCAAGGCCACCATGAAGCCAGCCGACTATGCCCACGTGTGGGAGGGGCAGTGCAAGCCAGCGGTGGAGGGCGCCATCTACGCCGACGAGATCGCCGCGGTGCTGGCCGAAAACCGCGTGTGCCGCGTGCCCTACGACCCGCTGCTGAAGCTGCACACCGTGTGGGACTTGGGCTTTAACGATGCCATGGCTATCGCCCTGGTGCAGCGCCAGGCCTCAGAGATTCGGGTGATTGACTTCATCGAGGACAACCGCCTGCCTCTGCCTGAGTACGTGACCAAGCTCAAAGAGCGCGGCGCCATGAACTGGGGCACAGACTGGCTACCCCATGACGGCTTTGCCAAAAAGCACCAGACCGGCAGAAGCGATGCAGAGGTGTTGCGGGCCTTGGGCCGTGCTGATGTGCAGCAGACGCCCAGCATGGACGTGGAGGCGGGCATCCGGCAGGCGCGCCTGCTGTTCCCCCGCGTGGTCTTTAACGACACACCGGGCGTGCGCGCGTTCTTGGAGCATTTGAAGCGCTACCGCAGGCACGTGAGCCGCACCACAGGCGAGGCCGGCAGGCCATTGCATGACGCGCACAGCCACGCAGGCGACGTTTTCCGGTATCTGGCCATCGTGGCTGATCAGCTTGCAAACGACAGTTGGGATTCTGCGCAAGCGCTGAGCTACCCATCAATAGGAATCGTGTGATGGCAAAAATGGACAAAGAGAAGTTCCGGGCAGTCCTGGAGCAGCAAATCAACAACGCCTACAGCTGGCACAACACGGCCATCCGTGGCGATCAGCGCCGCAACCTGCAGTTCTACCTCGGCATGCCCATGGGCACCGAAGTGGACGGACGCAGCCAGGTGATCAGCTGGGACGTGTTCGAGACCATCGAGGGGGCCTTGCCCAGCTTCATCGAGCCGTTCTTCTCTGGCGACCGCATCGGAGAGTACCTGCCACGCGGCACTGAGGATGTGGAGTATGCAGAGCAGGCCAGCGAGTACGTGAACTGGATCATCCAGACGCAGAACCCCGGTTTCTTGCTTTTTACCGACTGGCTCAAGGATGGCCTGCTGTCCAAGATCGGCGTGATCCGCGCCAAGTGGGTGCAGCAGGAGCCTGTGAAGCAGGACTACCAAGGGCTGACGGAGGAACAGGTCACGCTGCTGATGCAGGAAGATGGGGCAGAGATTCTTTCCGCCTCCGCCTACCCCGCACCGCTGGGCGCCGAAGAAGCGGCGCAGCTGGCCCAGGCTGGCATGCTGCCGCCGAACCTCTACGACATCAGCCTCAAGCGCAAGCAGCCCGGCAAGGTCGATCTGCGCTGCGTGGAGCCTGGCAAGTTCATCTACTCCAAGGGTGCGAAGAAGCTGGAGGACGCCACGCTGGTAGGCGAGCTGGTGACGTACACCAAGAGCCAGCTGCGCGAGATGGGGTTCCCCGCGGGGCTGGTCAAAGAGATCAAGAGCTATGACGTCACGTCAGACGCCCTGGATGTGGACCCCACGGTCGATGAAGACCCCGAGGATGACAGCGCCGACGACAGTTTGAACGAGGTCACGCTGTTTGAGGGCTTCTTCAAGTGCGACTATGACGGGGACGGCATCGCTGAATGGCGCCGGGTGCTGATTGGCTCCGAAGAGCTGGAAAACGAAGAGTGCGACGGCCACGAGTACGCAGTCTGGACACCCATCCCGATCCCGCACCGCGTCACGGGCCTGGCCATGGCCGACCCTGTGGCGCCGCTGCAGCAACTGTCCACGGCGCTGACCCGCCAGTATGTGGACAGCCTGTTCCTGGCCAACAACCCACGCACCTACGTGAACATGGCCGCCAAGGTGAACGTCGAGGACGTGCTCAGCAACCGCATCGGCGGCGTGATTCGCGGCAACGGGCCGGCGCAAGATGCTGTGCAGCCCATCAAGACGGCGCTGGTGGCCAGTGAATCGCTGCAGGGCATTGAGCTGACGCAGACCATGCGGGAGCGCCGTATCGGCGTGACGCGCTACAACCAGGGGTTGGACGCTGACAGCCTGAACCAGACCGCCACGGGCGTGGCCAAGATCAGCAACATGGCCGACAAGCGCCTGATGCTGACGCTGCGCACCTTTGCCGAGACTGGCGTCAAGCAGCTGTTCCGGCTGGTGCTCAAGCTGGTCACGCGATACCAGGACATGGCCCAGGTCGTGCGCCTGCGCAATGAGTTCGTGACCTTTGACCCACGCGGCTGGTCCAGTGAAATGGACGTGCAGATCGAGGTCGGGCTGGGCACGGGCGACCGCACCGAGGAACTGATGGCCCTGCAGCAGTTTGGCCAGTACATGCAGACGGTGGCCCCGATGGGACTGGTAGGACCGCAGCAGGCCTACGAGTTCGGCAAGGCGCTGGCCAAGGCGGCCAAGCTCAAGGGCGCAGACGAGAAGTTCATGCTCTCGCCGGAGCAGATCCAGCCCAAGCCCCCGCAGCCCACGCCGGAGCAGATCAAGGCCCAGATGGAGCAGCAGAAGCTGCAGTTCCAGGCGCAGCAAGAGATGCAAAAGGCGCAGTTTGAGGCGGGCGAGGCTGAAAAGCAGCGTCAGCACGACTTGGCAATCAAGCACTTGGAGCTGGAGCAGCAGCAGCGCGGGCGCTTGCTGGAGCTGGCGGCCGGCTACCTGATGGGCAACGCTCAGCGCTCGGGCCTGATGCAGCAGCCACCCGTGAACATCATGGGCGGCACGCAGCTGGACCAGAACATCCAGGTGCCAGGCGTCACCGAGCAAGACTTGAACAACGTGGCCCAGATCATCAACGGCTTTGCCAACCAGTTCCAAGGGGGCGCGCCAAGTGTCTGACCAGCAAGCTATGGCCCAAGTGGCCACCCGGGCAGAGCATGCAAAGCGCCTGCTCACCGATCCGCTGTTTGTCGAGTCCCGGCAAACGCTGGAAAGCCAGCTTAAAGAGCTGATCTGCTCTCTGCCTTTGGGTGAGCGCGATCAGCGGGAGCAGGCTGTCGCAATACTCAAGGGCGCGGAGCAGTTCTTCCGCATCTTTGAGCTGATCGCCTTTGACTATGAAGTGATGCAAGCCGAACTGCTGCGCGAAGAGCAGATCAAGGCGCGCCACCAAGCCATTCAGGAGCAACTGGACCATGCGTAAACCCAAGACCAACACCGCGAACACTGCGGCAGAAGCTGTAGAGCCAGAAGAGGCTGCAGTAGCTGCCAAGCCTGCGCCTGCCGAACCGCTGGACGCCTACATCGCCCGCGTCGAGCGCGCCAAGCTCGATCAAGACGTGGTGGCGGTGGCAATCACCCACCCCGAAGTGCATGCAGACCGTGTGCACCCCGGCACCTACGGCGGCATTCGCCTGGGCAACGGGCCTGTGGGCGTGACCTACAGCGACGGCACCAAGGCTTAACCCTTTCCCAACCCTGACCACCGGCAGGCATTCCGGCGGCTGATCAGTTTAGGAACAACCCAGCAAGGGGCTGCATTCGACGGAGTGCGGCCCCTTTTGTTTTGGGCTCACACCTGACCAGGCCAACACACACCAAAACCATGGACGACGATCAAGACATCACCTTGGACAGCCTGGCTGCAGCACTGGACGACGACGAAGGACAAGCCGATCAGGCCCCTGGCGCGGACGACCAACAAGCTGGCGAGCAGGCTGAAGGCGAGCACGAAGCCAACGCGCAAGAAGACGAACAGCCCGAAGGCGAAGAGGCAGCCGAGGAAGAAGCTGGACAAGCGCAGGCCCCAGCCGACGACGCGGTGGTCAAGTGGCAGCTGCCCAACGGTGAAACCATCGAAGCCCCTCTCGCTGAGCTGAAGTCTGGCTACCTGCGTCAGCAGGACTACACCCAGAAGACCCAGCAGCTGGCAGAGGACCGCAAGCAGGCAGCCGCACAGGTGGCCGAGCAGTTCCAAGCAGCCCAAAAGCTCACTCGAGAGCACGCCAGGCTGTTTGCGCTGCAGGAAACCTTGGCGGAGTTCCAGAAGGCTGACTGGTCGGCGCTTTATGCGCAAGACCCGCAAGAGGCTGGAAAGCTGAACGCCATCTGGCAGCAAAAGCAAGCTGAAGCCCAGCAGCTGGCCCAAGGCATCCAAGCCAAAAGCCAGCAGTTTGAGGCCCAGCGTGCACAGCAACTGCAAGAGGCCACGGCCAAGGCATTTGCTGACCTGCAGCGCGAGATCCCCGGCTTCGGTGAGCAGCACATCAAGGCTGCGCGCGATACGGCGCTCGCCCATGGTTTCACAGACGCTGAGCTTAACGGCATTACAGACCCGCGCACGTTCAAGGTGCTGCACGAAGCAGCCCAGTGGCGTGCCCTGCAATCGAAGAAGCCCAGCGTGCAAAACCGCGTGCAAGCCGCGCCGCCCAAGACCTCCAAGGCTGGCGTGGCAAACACACCCCCATCAAAGACGGAAGCTGCATGGAAGCAGCTGAACGCCAAGCGCGACGTCCATTCCCTTGCCGCATTGATTGCGGCGCAGGAGCAATAAATGGCACAGAAAACCAATACCTTTGCAACTTTCAACGCCGTCGGCAACCGCGAAGAGCTGGCCGACGCCATCTACCGCATCAGCCCCGAAGAGACGCCCTTTGTGTCGTCCATCGGCAAGGGCAAGGCCGAATCGGTGATGCCTGAGTGGCAGACCGATGCGCTGGCTGCGGCTGCCAACAACAAGGTGGAGCAGGGCAACGAGTCCACCGTGGTGGCCATCAGCCCCACCGTACGCGTCGGCAACCGCACGCAGATCTCCGAAAAGGTCTTCGGCATCACTGGCACGCAGGAAGCGGTGGACAAGGCTGGCCGCAAGTCCGAAGTGGCCTACCAGACCGCCAAGAAGATGGTGGAACTCAAGCGCGACGTGGAATACGCGGCCATCAACAACACCACCGCCATTGCCGCGGCGTCTGGCGTGGCTCCGCAGGCTCGCGGCCTGGCCGGCTGGCTGAAAACCAATAGCCTGCAGGCCACCGATGGCGCGGCGCCTGACCCCATCACCAACACTGCGCCCACTGACGGCACGACCCGTGTCCTCACGGAGGACATGATCAAGGACGCGCAGCAAAAGGCCTGGGAGCAGGGCGGCAACCCAACGCTGCTGCTGACGCCATCGGGCCTGCGCGCCAAGGTCTCCAGCTTCGCCGGTGCGGCCACCAAGTTCGAGAAGGCCGAGAGCAAGGTCACGACCGCCACCGTTGAGGTGTACGTGGGCGACTTTGGCCGCTTGAAGATCATCAACTCGCGCTACAACCGCGCACGCGATGTGTTCGGCATCGAGCCCGACCGCTTCAAGCTGCTGACGCTGCGCGCCATGAAGCGCACGCCGCTGGCCAAGACCGGCGATAGCGAGAACTACATGATCAACACGGAATGGACGCTCAAGTCCGAGCAGGAAGCCGCCAGCTTCGCCATCCGTGACCTGAAGGCCGCCTAAGCCTTCTTCTTGCAACCAACCAGAAACCACCCTTCGGGGTGGTTTTTTCGTTTATGCACCCTCGAATCCTCTCCCAGTCTGATCGCTCCAGCACGCTGTTCCACATGCATGCCGACGGCACGGCCACGGTGCAGCAAGTCGCTGACGTTTCGGACGCTGTTGCCCATGCACAGGCGCTGCACAAAGAGGGCTTTCACCAGACCGGCATGGGCGACAAGCACGTCGCCTCCATCCCCATCCCATTGCTTGCCGAATGGGCGAAAAAGCGCGGCAAGACCTTCGCTGATGTGATGCAGGACGACGGCTTGATGAAAGCGTTCTTGGAAGACCCCGACAACAGCTTCTGCCGGGTCTGGAAAGGCAAACTATGAGCTCTCCCATCATCGTGCCCGTCAATAACAGCGCCTCTGGCGCCGTTGCTGGCACGTATTCCGCGCTGCGCAAGGACATTGCCTCCTGGCTCAACCGCACCGACCTGACCGACCAGATCCCCGGCTTTGTGAAGATGGCCGAAAGCGAGTTCTCGCGTGATGCGCGCCTGCGATCCGGCTTTCTGACGGCAGAGGTGAGCGGCTACACGCCACACGGCGAATTTGCACTGCCTGACGACATGTTGGAGCTGATGGAGCTGCGCTTCAACGGCGATCAGCTGCATGAGCTGACATTTGAAGAAGGCCGACATGCCAGTGCAGGCCAGTATTTCTACCGCCGCGGCGGGGTTGCTGTGGTGGTGGGTGCGCCATCCGGGCAGTGGTCGCTGATCTACAAGCAAAAGCTGCCGGCCCTGGTCTTTGATGGCGACAGCAACTGGCTGCTGCGCGACGGGTACGACGTCTACTTGTGGAAGTGCTGCGAGGTGGGCTCCGTGTTCCTGCGCGACAGTGAAGCTGCCTCGGGCTACAACGCCAAATATGAGCTGGCTGTCGAGCAGATGATGGCCGCCATCAACTCTCAGCGGTGGGGCGGGGCCTCGCTGGCTGTACGTGCACCGGGGGTGGTATGAATCCTGCACTTGGCTTCGCGCCGGATGCTGACCCCGCGGTCGCAGGCGTGCTCACTGACTGCAAAAACCTCATCCCCTCTGAGCTGGGCATGAAGCCAGCGGCCCAAGTGGCGCCCATTGGCGTGGCTGCAACTGCAGATGACGTGCGCGGGGCCCTGGCGGCGGTGGACTTGGCTGGCAACCGGATTGCCATCGCTGGCACCGCGGGCGGCCTGTACCGCCTCAACGGTAATAGCTGGGCAGACCTGTCGGGTGCGCTCACGATTGCGCTGGGCTCTGATGAACGCTGGGCGCTGGCCCAGTTTGCCAACAGCACGATGGCCTCCTGCCCGTCTGCTGGCATGCTGATCGCCAACGGCGCGGACTTTTCCGCAGTCTCAGGCGCGCCGGCTGCCAAGCTGCTGGTGGTGGTCAAGGGCTTTGTGATGGCCTTCAACACCACAGATAGCGTCTATGGCGTATCGCCTGACCGCTGGTGGTGTTCTGCGTATCTGGCTGCCACCGACTGGACGCCCAACGTGGCCACCATGTGCACCACAGGCCGCCTGGTGGAGTCTGGCGGGGAAATAACCGCGGCTGAGCGCCTGGGTGATGATGTCATCGTCTACAAGCGCCGCTCCACCTACGTGGGGCGCTACACCGGGCCTGCCGAAGTGTGGAACTTCACACAGGTGGACTCGGATGTGGGGTGCGTCGGCCAGGAAGCTGTGTGCGACACCGGCAAGCTGCACTACTTCATCGGGGACGACGACCTCTACGCCTTTGACGGCGTGCAGGTCAAGCCCATTGGTCGTGGCGTGCTGCGCGACTGGTTCGTCGGCGTGCGCGACCCCAAGCACATGCACAAAAGCATGGCCTTCTGGGACAAGCAGAACCAGCTGGCCTGGTTCTTCTTCCCGTCGATCAAGGGCGGCGGCGAGCTGGACTGCGCGCTGGTGTTCCACCCTGCCACTGGCAAGTGGGGGCGAGCAGACACCTACATCCGGGCGCTGGTGCGCTACGCATCGCCAGCAGCCACGTTTGACAGCGGCTCGCCACTGATCGCCAGCTACGACGGCGGCCCGGCCATCTCCTACGACAGCCCGTTCTGGGTGGAGTCGCAGGAGCTGATGGCAGGGTTTGACGCCCAAAACCGCCTGGTGACTTTCGCCGGCCAGGCTGCTGATTCGAGCTTCACCACTGGCGACTTTGGTGACGAGGACCAGCACACGATGTGCCACCGGCTGGTGTTGCGACTGAAAACCGCGCCGGCTGAGGCACTGTGCACTGGCTACATCAAGGACGACGGCGGGCAGGCGGTCAAGGTGGCCTCGCAGGCAATCCGCGACGACGGAGCTTTTGACATGCGCCAGCGCGGCCGCTGGCACCGCTTCAAGGTGGACGCCCAGGGCGACTACCTGCTGATCGGAATCAGACCACACCTGAAAAACGCGGGGTATCGATGAAGCTGCCAACCGACAACCTGCGCCTGGGTGACAGTCTGGGCTCACTGATCAAGGCCTTGCACCAGGTGCTGCCAATGATCGCTCGCCAAGTCAACGACACCTCCGAGGGGCGCATCCATGGTGCGCACAACGCCTTGGCGGCGGCGCCCACCACGGGCACCTACTCCCAGGGCGACTACATCCGCAACAAGGCCCCAGCGGTGCTGGGCGCTGCGGGCGGCCAGTACGTGGTCAAGGGCTGGGTCTGCGTGGTTTCGGGCGCGCCAGGCACTTGGGTGGAAGACAGAGGGGCGACCGGGACATGACGTACCAGCTACAACCCATTCCGGCGCAGTTTGTAGGACAGGCATGGAAAGAAGGGGCGCACATGCTGGCCAAGGCCTGCGATGCATCGGGCGGCGAGATCACGGGGGATCAACTCAAGATGCTGCTGGCGCGCGGCGAGCGCCAATTGCTGCGCATCACCCAGGACGGCGCTTGCGTTGGCTGGGCCACGATCCGCATTGACCAGCTGCCCAACGTCAGGGTGCTGCATGTCTGCAGCCTGTATGCCCCCGGCAATCACTTTGTCGGCTGCTTCGAGCCGCTGAAAGCCTTGGCGGTTGCCAATGGCTGCGAAGAAATGCGGTGCTGCGCAGGGGCAGCGCAGCAACGCTTGTACCAACGCACGCTCCCCTGGGAGACGTTGCACACGACTTTACGGGTGACACTATGAACCCTCTACAAGAGAAACGCAAAGCCCTGGGACAGATGCGAGCCATGGGTGGCGGCGGGGGAGGCTCCAGCACATCGAGCAGCCAGATCGTCTACCCGGACGAACTCAAGCCCCTGCTGAGCAATGTGGCCAATCTGTCCACTCAGATGGCCAACCAAAACTGGCAGGCCTACGGCGGCCAGCGTTATGCCGACCTGAACGACACCCAGCAGCAAGCCCTGCAGATGGTGCAGGACCGCGCGGCAAACGGCTCTGAACTGATGGATACGGCCAATCAGTCGCTGACAGGGATGCTTCAAGGCGGACAGGCCAATCCGTACCTGGACGATATGGTCAGCCGTGCGCAGCAGAGCATGGTGGACAGCTACAACCTGACCACCGCGCCGCAGCAGGCCAACGCACAGGCCATGTCGGGCAGCTTTGGCAACTCTGGCCTGCAGCAAATGCAGCTGGCCCAGCAAAACCAGCTGCAGCAGAACCTGGGCGGCATTGCCACGCAGATGTACGGCGACGCCTACAACACCAACCAGGCCAACCAGCTGGCAGCCTTGGGCATGGCCCAGAGCTACGGCAACCAGGCCTACACAGACGCCGACAAGCTGCTGAGCGCCGGCGACACGCTGCAAAACCAGCAGCAAAACAACCTCGATTTTGGTTATGAGCAGTATTTGAGCCAGCAGGACGACCCATACCGCAAGCTGCAGGCCATGACCGGCGTGCTCAATGGCTCGGCAGGCTCGACGACCACGACCAACCAAAGCGGCGGAGGCAAGTAAATGTTTCAGTTTTTACCTATGGCAATTGGTGGGGGGTTAGGGCTGCTGACAAGCAAAGACCCACTGCAGGGCGCCGTCACTGGCGCGGCGTTGGGTGGCTTGACAGGCGGCTTGGGTGGTCTGGGCGGTTCAGCGCCCGCCGCTGGCACAGGTCTGCAGGCTGGCGGCGCAGCCATGTCGGGCGCCACTGGCTCTGGTTTGACCGCTGGCGCGCAGGCTGCTGGCGGCTCCGGGCTTTACAGCCTTGCCCCAGGCGCAGCCCCTGCCACTGGCATTCTGGCCGGCAACGCAGGTCAGGGTATCGCGGCGACGGTCGGTAATGGCGTGCAGCTCACGCCAAGCACGGCAAAGATCGGCGGGTTGGCCGGCCTCTTCAACAAAGACAACCTGCAGGCGGCGGGCGATGTGGCGGGGATGGCCGGGAAACTTGGCATCTTTGACGACCCGCAGCAAGCGCCTGCGGCCCAGTCGGCAGGCATACCCGCGCGGCAGGCTGATTTCTCCGGCCTGTTGCGCTCTCAGGGCCAGGCCAACAACGCAGCCGGTGCACAGCGCCTGCTGCAGCAGCAGATGGCACGCAAGCAAGGGAGACTGTGATGGCTCAAAACGGGATTTTTGAAATGCTCAACAGCCCCGTGGCCCAGGGCCTGCTGGCCGGCGGCCTGGGGGCCATGGCAAGCCGTGGCAGCCGCATGCAGGCACTTGGGCGTGGTGGCTTGCTGGGCATGCAGGTCTACGGGCAGGCAGCAGGGCAGCAGCAAAACCGCCTGATTGAAGAAGCCAAGAAGCTGCAGCAGCAGCAGGCGCTAGCCCAACTGCAGCCGGATGCCAACGGCCTGATCAACGCCACGCCGGCCACGCTGGTGGCGGCAGGCTTTGCCGACCCCAGCAAGTGGGATGCCATTCGCAACGCAGGCCGCGACAAGATCAAGGAGTACCAAGACGTGCGCGGGCCAGATGGCAGCATGCAGCGCGTGGGTTTCACGGACTACGGCGGCACAGTGGATACCGGGCGCGCCACCGCCAAGGAGCGCACAAACATCAACGGCGTGGCCACTGACATGTGGAACGCCCAAGACGGCCAGGTGTTGGCGCAAGACCCCAATCAGCCTTTTTACTTGGATGCCAACGGCCAGCTGGTGGCCAACCGCGCCTATCAGGACTATTCCAAGCAGAAGGCCAAGGCGGGCGCGACGCAGGTCAGCACCATCGTCAACAACAAGATGGGTGAGAGCTTGGCGGGCCAGATTGGGCCAATGATGAAAGAGTCGCAACTGGCGGCAGAAGCAGCGATCAAGCAAATGAGCGCAGCCGATGTGATCGACCGCGCGCTGGATACCGGGAAAGTCTTTACCGGCCCTGGCGCCAATGTCCAAATGACCGTCACGCAAATGGCGGATGCGCTGGGCATGACGGGTGCCGACCAAAAGGAAAAGCTCAAGAACACCCGCGAAACCATCCAAGGACTGGCCCAGCTGACGCTGCAAGGCCGCCAGCAGATGCGCGGGCAAGGCGCGATCACCGACAGCGAAAGCAAGTTGGCCGAGCGTGCGATTTCCGGCGATGTGTCACTGACCGCGCAGGAGCTGCGCGTGTTGACCAACGCCGCACGCCGCTCTGGTCAGCACGTCTACCAAGAGCACCAGCGCAAGGCAAATGTCATCCAAAGCAACCCGGATTACGCGCCCATGGCGCCGTTCTACAACGTGCCGCCGATGCAGCAGCCCCCGCAGCAACCACAGGCAGTCCCCGCAAGCGGCGGCTGGGGCATCCAGAAAGTGAACTGATATGGCAACCTTTCGCATCACAGCCCCAAATGGGAGCGTTTACGAGATCACCGCACCCGACGATGCGACCCAAGAGCAGGTGCTGGCCTATGCCCAGGCGAACTACGCCCAGGCCAATCCAGCACCTGCAGCGCCACAGCCACAGCAGCCAGCACAGCCCCAGCGCAGCGGCTTTGACAACCTTGCCCGCCAGTTCGGACTGACGGGGCGCTATGCCCTGGAGGGGGTGGGCCAGGCGGCTGACATTGTGGCTGCGCCTATCAACGCACTCACTGGCGGCACAAACCCATCAAAAAGCGCATCTCAACTCTCTGACTGGTTGGGCTTGCCAAAGCCTGAAGGGAAGCTGGAGCGCGTGGTGGGCGATGCCACGCGCATGGGCTTTGGTGCTGCATTACCTGCGGGGGTGGCTGGCAAGCTGGCTCCAATGGCTACCAGCACCGCTGGCAAGGCCGTGCTCACGGGGTTGGCTGAGAACGTGCCCGCGCAGATTGGCGGCGGCGCGGGCGCGGGTGCTGCTGACTCTCTGGCCAGGGATGCCAATCTACCTCCGGCGGGGGTTGTTGCTGCAGGGCTTGTTGGCGGCGTGGCCGGCGGCATGCTGGGGCAGCCTGCCATGCGCGCGGCGGGCGGCGCTGGCGAGCTGCTGGCGCGAAGCCTTGGGCGCGAGAGTCTGCCGAAAGCGCTCAGCCCGCGCAACATGACTGATGCACAGCTGGCCACCACGCTGCGCAACCGCATCACCATCAGTGGCGGCGACTGGGACGCCATTCCAGCGATTGTGCAGCGGTCTGTGCTGGCAGATGCGCGCAAGGCCAAATCCTTGGACAACTTGGACGCCAAGGCCTTGCAGCGCTTGGCAGACTTTCGCGCAACCGGCCTGACGCCCACACGCGGCACCGTGACGCTGGACCCCATCCAGATCACACGAGAGAAAAATCTTGCAAAGGCGGGCGCCAACAGCACTCTCTCAACGCCGCAGGGCCTGGCCCGTGTGGAGAACGAAAACGCAGCGCTGCTGATCAAGCGCCTGCAAGAGTTGCAGGGTGCGCGCGATGTGGAAGCAACAGAAATTGGACGCAAGCTGTCTGACAACATCTTTGCGCAGCGTGACGCACTGCGCCAAGCTGAGCAAGCGGCTTGGGACGCCGCCAAGGCTTCGCCGGGTTATAAGATGCCCATGGAGGCCAAGGTGTTGTCGGACATGAATCAAGCACTGGGCGACTCTGCCTTGATGCCATTCATGGACAAGAACATCAGCGCATACATGCAGGCCCTGCAAGCCAACCCCGAGCAGTTCACGCCACAGGCATACCAGAACCTGCAAAGCATGCTCTCGCGGGCCATGGCGTCAGGCGGCAACGAAGCTGCAGCGGCTGGGTCTGCGCGCAAAGCGCTGGAAGCGGCGCAATTCAAGCCGCAGGCATCGCAAATCCCCAATCCGCAGGGCTTGCCATCTACCGGTGCGCAGGCGCGGGTGTTTCGGGTGACGGACGGCATGCCGGAGGATTCTATGGCGGCCATCAATCAAGCCAGGGCGGCAACCAGGGCGGCTTATGCGTTCGAGGACTCCAGCCCCTTGGTGCGCAATGCACTGTCTGAAGGCTCCATGAGCGACCCGACGCGGCTTGGCGAGTATCTGCTGAGATCGACGCCGGACGAAGCCGCAGAAATTGCACGCTTGCTGGGCAATGAGGGCAAGGGTTTGGCACGCGCGGCCATTGCCACGCATATCAAGCAAAAGGCTCTCAATGGCGCCAGCGATGAAATGGGGAATGTGTCTCAGAAGGCGCTGAACTCGGCCATCAAGCGAATGGGGGATGAGAAGCTCAAGCTGTTCTTCCTAGATGACGAGATTTCCCAGCTCAAGCGTCTGGGACGTGTGGCCAGCTATGTGCAGGCGCAGCCCGCCGGGTCTGCTGTGAACAACAGCAACTCTGGCGCAATGGTGGTTGGCAAGGGCTTGGATTTGCTGACGGGCATTAGCAGCAAGATTCCTTTGCTGAACATCAACCAGCAAGTCGATGCGCTAGCCACGACGTTCTACCGAAACCCCCAGGCCATGAATGCAACGGCTGGGATTTTTGTCAAGCCAGAACAAGGCGCAGGACTTTTGTCGAGCGCTGGCCGGGGCGCCGTGGTTGGCGGGCTGCTGTCTAGCACGCCATTACTTGCGACCGCTGAAGAGTCCAAAAAGCGCAAGAACAGCCAAGGCAAGTAAGTAGCCGAGCCAGGCGGTGTTGATGCCCGTGCGCTCAACGAAGCCGTTGACATAGTCAGAGCCTGGCGCGTTACCAATCCACGAGAAGACGGAGTAAACCGCCTGCCACAAGCCTGTTTCATCTCCAAGCCAGCCAATCACATGCACAGCAAGCCCGGCGGCGACCGTTAGAACTGCCACTGTGAGTGCCGCTGCCAGGCACAGGCGCGCTACTTCAATCGCTTTTTGCATCGCAACTCCTAAACCCGCCGAGCGCGGGTTTTTTGTTTCCCACAGCCACCCATTGCGGTGGCTTTTTTTATGGGTGAACCAATGCCAGTACCTGTAAGTATTGACGATCTGAGCGCGACCCCTGCGGACAACTACCCCGGTGGTAGTGAGCAGGTTTTCCCCAATCTGGACGACTACCTGCGATTCCATGCCGCCTGCATCGCACAGCTGCGCGACGAACTGCAGGTCATCGGCATACCCCTGGCCGGGGTCACATGGTGGGGCGGCGCACGCTCCGCGATCACTTTGCCACGCCTGCCCGTGGATGGTCAATTGCTCAACCGTGCGGATCACCCAGAGCTATGGACCTTCGTGTCCTCCGGCGGCTATCCAGTGATCACCGAAGCTGACTGGCAATCGACGCCCCTCAGCAGGGCCAGCTTCTCCAGCGGCAACGGCTCGACCACCTTCCGCATGCCAGACCTGAACGGCAAGCAGACGGGCTCCATCGGCGCAGTAGTCCTGCGCGGTGATGGCGCCTTCAGCGCTGGCGAAGCAGGAAAGCTGCAAGAAAGCCAGAACCTGGAGCACAGCCACGCAGCCAGCACTGACCAGACAGGGGCTCACGTCCACACCGTCAGTGGGACAGCGGCATCTGCTGGCGAGCACTCGCATCGAGTGCCAAGGAGCGGTACCGGCGGCGGCAATGGCTTCCAAACCGGTCCGCACGACGGTGGATACAACCAAACCACATCCACCGGGGCTCACACCCACTCTGTCAGCGGCACAGCAGCAAGTGCCGGATCTCACTCCCACACCGTAACCGTCAACAACAGCGGCGGCACAGAAGCGCGCGGCAAGTCTGCCACGGGCTGCTTTGTCATGCGCGTCAAATAAAGGAGGGCGCAATGCAGAAATACCAGTCGATCATTTCCGGCACCAACGGTTCCGTGATCCGCAATGTGCCGGTCACGGTACTCAAAGAAGATGGAAGCCTGGCCGAAATCTTCATGGACCGCGAAGGCCAGGTTCAAGCCCCCAACCCCTTGGTGACAGATTCCCGAGGGGTTTTTTATTTCTACGCGAAGAATGGGCGCTACAGCCTGCGCACAGCTGCTGACGGCGTGCAGATTACCGATGCCGACACCGTGCTGCTGTTCGATCCTGACGAAACTGCATCTGACGGCCCCATTGCAGACGCCGTGCGCCGCGCAGAAGACGCTGCAGAGCGTGCAGAAACAGCGCTCAGCGACTCTGGACTGCAGAACCTGGTGCAGGACGCGCAAGATGCAGCATCCAATGCTGCGCAGGCTGTGATCGATGCCAATCAGGCAGCCGCGTCCATCGATGCCGCCCTGATTGAGGCCGGCGAAGCCAAGGACGCTGCGCAAGCAGCAGCTCAAACCGCCAGCAATGCAGCAAGCGGCGCACAAGCGGTAAAGGACTCCCTGCTCACGTACTCCGGCACTTTGTCCGCCACTCCTGAATGGAGCGCCGTGCCCGCGCACGCAGATTTGGATCTTGATGCCCAAACTCAGGCAGCGCTGAACCGCGTCGAAAAGCTGAAAGACGATCAGCAGCTTCTGAAGCAGCGTGCTGACAAAGCCGTGCTGTCCTTCCCCGACTACGCCGCCGCCTCTGCTGCTGCGGCTACGCTGCCGGATGGGCAGGTTGTGAGAGCGCCAAATGCAGATGGCGTCGTTTCCACGTACACAGTGCAAGCAGGTGTATTGGCTAACGGAACAACAACTCTTGCAGAGTCTGTAAACATTGGTTTCAACGACAACGTTGCACCTGCGTACCTGAAGACGTTGAGTGACATCATCAATGGCGGCGAGGTGTCGCTACTGCGGTTCATTAACCCCTCGGCGCACAGTGCTATCCGCAATTTCACGTCAACATACGATGCGGCCGCTGACATTCAAGACGCGTTCGACTCTGGCGCTCGGTTGTTGGCGCCTCACGGACGCTACTCGCACGCTTCATCGCTTTTAGTTCGGGATGGCCAGTATCTGCGCGGGCAGGGATGGTCTGTTAACTACAGCGGCGGTGCGCTGGGTGTACCGGTCGGAACAGTTTTCCGGCTATTGCCTGGTGCCGACTGCGACAGCTTCCGGCAAGCAGACGAGAGCAAGCGGAACAGCATCACCCTTGCAGACTTCTGCGTGGACGGTGACGGTGCAAACCAGTCTTCGCTGGGTGTCACTGCCGACCCGACGACCGGTCTCTACCAATTCAACCGAAACGGTTTTTACTTTACCAGCCTGTATAACGCCATTTTCCGCAACGTCCGTGCACAAAACACGCGCGGATCTGGGTTTGAGTTCTACGGCACGGCTTCAGGCTCCGGGATGACAAACGTTTTCTTGGAGAAATGCTCTGCTTACAACAACCGTGTGTTCAATGCTCACGTTGGCGGAAACGCTACAGACGTTCGCGTGACTGGCGGCGACTATGGGTTTGGTCGATGCGCCAGCCTGCGGATTGATTCTGCGTCTAACACAGTATGGGACGCCACCTTCTGGACTAGCCAGTGCCAGGACATCACCGATCCTAACACCCACGCCAGTGGCACAGGGGCTGTTTCAAATACGACAGCAGGCGTGGTGCTGAACGGAGTTAACAACAAGGCGCAGGGCTGTCGCTCAGAAGGTCACAACGCCCACGGCTTCCACATGACGGAGAATGCCGACTGGTGCGAGCTTCGCGGCAATACGGTTTACGCAGTAGGCGGAGCGGCAACAAATACGTATGACGGCATCAATGTTGGGGCCGCCAGCGATTTCAAAATCCTTGGGAATACGGTCAAATCCAGCTTGTCGACCACAAACGTCCGTCGCCTGCGCAGAGCGCTTGGCATGGACCCTGCTCACTTGCGGGCAACAGTGCTCGGGAACGACTTCCGCAACATCGGTGACGCTGGTGTCGTTCCCACATCTGGTTCTTTCGTTGATCCAGTGATGGCTAGTGACATTACAGACCTGTCTTGGGTTGGCACAGACGTGCTGTCGCGCTTATCAGGCAACCAGACGATTGGCGGTGCGGCATGGACCGTGCTTGCCCTTGCATCTGAAGTCCGTGACCGTGACGGCGAATGGGACACGTCGGCGTATACCTTCACGCCGCGCAACGATGGTCGCTACAACATCCGCGCGCAGGCTGCCTTTACGTCCGCCGCAGACGGTCAGCAACTTGGCGTCTCTATTTATGTGAACGGCATTGAAACCGCACGTCTCGCCCAGGTAACTGCTGGGGCCGCAGGGCAGACGCATGTGGTAGGTGGGCAGGTTGATCTGGTTTTGAACGACGGCCAAACGGTCGACGTGCGCGCCTACATGAGCGGGTCGGGCGGTACATGCCTGTCTGGCAATGGGTTAACCTTTGTAACTATCGTGCCGTCACGAAGATAACGCCAACAAAGTTGCGACTTGCAGCATTGACCCGCATTAGCTGTATGTCGTGACACCACAATCACTCCAACTAGGAGTGATTGATGGCAAATAAAAACCCTACCCCTCACAGAAATCAAATCACAGCGTTGATCTTATGGACGCGCTGCTTTGGCAGACACAACAACAAACCGCCGCCTTCGGGCGGTTTTTTTACGCCCGAACTAATGACGAGCTACATCCAAAACATCAAAGACCTGCTGGGCATGGCCAACGGACTGAGCGCCGAGCAAAAGCACGACCTGGTGAAAGCAGGCATGCAGGCGGCACCAGCTGGCACGGCAGGGGTGGGGGCAAGCATGGCGCCCGTCACCGAAGGCAGCTTCCTTGGCTTTGCCGGCAACACCTGGGTGGTGTTCGCCAGCTTGTTCTTCATCAGCCTGCAGATTGCCCACCTAGTCTGGAAATGGCGGCGCCAAGCCAAGATCGACGCTGCGCGTACTGCTGCGGGGCTGCATTTGGAATCCCTGGAGAAGTGACATGCAGCAGTCCAAGAAATGGATCGTTGGGCGCCTGCTGGCCCTGGCCATGCTCACAGGCGGTGGCGGCGCGTTCTATGCCCAGCACCAGGGCGAGGTGGCGCGGGCAGAGGTGCAAGCCGCGGCCGCAGACCCCTACGTGCAGGCTGTGGCCCGTGATGCCAGCACCAGCGATGCGGTCAAGATCGCCATGCTGATGGGCCACCTGTACGAATCCAGCGGCAAGCACGTGGGCACGCCCTACACCGATGCGCTGGGCCGCGGGCAGCCGCTGACGGTCTGCAACGGCATCACCGGCGCGGGGGTGGTCGCCGGCAAGTGGTACACCCCGGCCGATTGCTACGAGCTGGAAAAGGGACGGTATCTGCAGGCAGAGCGCGCGGCAAAGCGCCTGCTTGCCTACTGGGCCAGCTATGACGCCATCACCCAGGCCACGTTCCTGGACTTCATTCACAACAAGGGCGAGGGCGCGCTGGCCGCCAGCACGATGCGGCGCAAGGCCAACGCCGGGGACGTGGCGGGCGCCTGCCGCGAGAACCCCAAGTGGAACAAGGGCACGGTCAAGGGCGTGCTGACCGTGCTGCCAGGGCTCAAAGACCGGGCCGACACGAATGCAGGCTTCTGCCTGGATGGGGGCTGGAATGGCTGACCCACGAAATGCAATCAAAGCGCTTGTAATGTTTGCGCTGATAGCTATTGTTTTTTACGCCGGATGGCTGGCCAACGGCTGGCGCCTGGATGGCCAGCACGCCGCAGAGCTGGCCCAGCGCGACCGTCAGGCCCTGGCCGTGGCCGAGCAGGTCATGGCCATCGGGCGCGCAGCGAATGCCGCCATCTCAACCGCAGACGCGAAAGCGTGGAAAGGACTGGAAGATGACAAGAAAGAGCTACGCCGCCTGCGCGGCTGTGTCGCTGATGGCACTTGCGGGGTGCGCATCATCGCCGCCCAAAATGGTCACGGGCCCAGCGATCCAGGCGCCGGCAGCGTGGGCCATGACACCGTCGAACTCGATCCAGACGTACAACGCCGTGTTCTCGACCACCGAGAAGCCATCGGCGAAGATGCCGCAAAAATAGATTACCTGCAGGACTATGCGGCGCAGTGTTGGCGGGCCGCTGGCGGCGGGCTTTGA